CATACAACGTGAGCGAAGGTGATATAGCAAAAGGTTTAGACTTTGGTAGAGCTGAAGATATTTTAAAGAATACTTCCGATAGTCCTATGACTAATCTATTGCTACAACTCACAAATGAGTTAATAGCAGACTGGCGAAAGCAATTACAAGTACCTAATTCAAAAGGTCACAAACCATACGCAACGGGAGACTTAACTCAATCTTTTCAACCATTAAAACTTTCAGAAAGCGAGATAGCAACTACAGCTTCACCACATTGGAAGTATATTAACTACGGTGTAAATGGTATTAAGGTAAATAGAGGTGCTCCTAAACACGGTTCAGCACCAAGGGGTAACTTATCATTTTACGATGCTATTTATAAATGGATAGGAGATAAAGGAATTGTACCTGAGGAGGGAATGACACGTGAACAATTAGCAGGAATGATAGTTAACAGCGTACGTATGAAAGGTATTGAAGCTACTCACTTCTTTGATAAGGTATTAACCGAGCAACGAGTAGATGAGATGAGTCAACGAGTTAGCGACCTAGTAGGTGCAGCAATAAGAATAGTAATTAAAAAACCTAAATAAATGGCAGTAACAGTCACACAAAGACCTGAACAATACACACCTAGCGACAACCCTATTGTGTACGCTTTCAGACAACCATTAACAGTAAGTGGTAACACAAAGTATAACGTTTCATTTATCGTATATGCTTATATAAATGACGGCTTAATTGCAACCTTTGAGATATTCCCAGAAATATTATCTACTTATCACTTTGGGAAGATTGACTTAAGTACAAAGGTGAAATCATATATACCAAATCACCCTATAAGTGGTGTGGGAAGTAATCCGATTTACAATCCTGGCAATTGTGTAGCAGTTTCAGTTGTTGTTTACGAAAAGTATTCTTTAAATATCAACGACACGCCTACAATAGATACAGGAAGTAGTGTTTTAGATTCTTATTCCTATGTATTTAAAGGCTCTTTAAACCGTAACGAGTTTATTAACTGGGATTACACAGCTTATGTAAAAGGTGTGACAACAATGGAATTTCTGACAAGTAAAGAGATTACCACAAATCAATATAATGAAAATCTAAAAAAAGGAGATACAACGATATTAAGCTGGTTTGAGGGTAATGTTTATGGTGTAACTCCTACTGATTACAATGTTAATTATGAATATATTTTACCAAGCGGAAACGTTACCGTTTTAAAGAACGTAACAGGAGCATCGCAGGGATTAGTTGGAGCTTTAAGGTTTAACTTAGCAGAAGAATTATCGTTGGGGAATATATCTGCTGGTACCTATTCAGATTGTACTGGTGTTGAGATTAGATTATTATCTGCATTCCCAGATTTCGATCCTATTTCAAGTCTGTACAAAATAACTTTCGCAAATGAATGTTTTGACAAAGGTGCTAATTTACTTTGGTTAAATAAATTTGGATCTTATGACAATTACAGGTTCACCTACAACTCACGTATCTCAGCTAAAATAGAAAGTAAATCATTTAGTAAAATGCAAGGAGGTTGGAATGGTAATACTTATGTATCTACCGACAATACTTCTGGAAAGATTGATTATCTTAAAACTATCACGAAACAATTAGAACTTTCTTCAGATTGGTTAACGGAAGATGAACAAGCTTATGTAGTTAATGTATATGAAAGCCCTTTGATTTATTTAAATGACTTCTTAGAAGTTGAAAATGTTACTATAACAAATTCATCGTATCAATTGAAACAAAGTGAGCATGATGAGTTATTTAATGAAGTTATTAACATTGAATTTTCAAACTATAAATCAATTTCGTTATGAATAGTAAACTTGTTGTTAATGGTTATGAGTTAGAATTGTCTGAAAACATTGCAGTACCTTTAAATCTTTCAATTACCGATATTAAAGAACCTGAGAAGCGTAAACGTTCGTTCTCCAAAACTATAACCTTAGAAGGTACTTCAAACAATATGAACTTCTTTATTGGTGCCTACGCTTTAGAGTTGAGATTAGTGGACAGTACAAACATACAATTTACACCTAACCTTAGATACGATTGCGAATTCTTTAAGAACGACTTACTGATATTCAAAGGTAAATTCAAATTAAACGATGTTAGGATAGTAAACGGCGGTTATACGTTCGATTGCAACCTAATAAGCGAAGCAGTTGATATATTTGCGAAATTAAAAGATAAGAAACTAAATGAGTTGAATTGGTCGGAGTACGATCATGAATTATATCCTATAAACATAACTAGGTCATGGTCATCTCAAGTTTACGTGAATAATGTATTAACGAGAAACTTTGGAGCTGATTCATTAGGCTACCAACCTAAATCATTTGGATACATTTATCCGCTTGTTGATTATGGTTATAACAAGCCTGCGAATAATTCTAGTGGCTCGTTTAGAGCTAATCAATTATATCCTTTCATTTACGTAAAAGAAGCTGTTAAAAAGTGTTTAAACTACGCTTTACAAGGAACAAACATTGAAGTAGATTATACTACTACTTTCTTTGAAAATGCTAACATGAATAAATTGATTTATGGTTTTGGTGGAGGTGAACAAATTAAAATTAATTCCACTCAGTTAAACAGGCTTAAGATAGATTTAGACGGTGACTTAACTCCCTCACCAAGGACTTTAACAGGTACAGCAATATATAAAACATTATTAGGGGTTAACTATTTTCAATATTATGAGTTCAGACAGGAAAACGATATTTTTAAAACAATAGCCTATTCATCTACACCAGTATTTGATATTAACGGAGTAAATAATTCGACAGGTGAAATGATTATAAATCAAACAGGGAAATATACGTTAACAGTTTCTGGTGATTTTACGATTAACTTTACAGGGCAAAGTATTTATTATGATTTAATTACTCATGAGCTAAGAATAGAAGTTGATGGTGTTAAGTATTTGGCTTCGGAATTTAGACAAACCAACGGGACAACTGTAAACAGGTCAATAACTTCTGTAATTGATTTGAAGGCTGGTCAGAAAGTTAAGGTTTGGTTGCAAATTACTGAAAGATTAAACGCAAGTAATAACAACAGTTTAACGTATTCGTTCGAGAACGTGATGGTTAACCTAGATGCAGATAAAGATGCAATAGTAACAGACGGCTCTATTATCTCACTTTCTTCTACAATTCCAGATATTAAATGTTCAGACTTCTTAAAAGGTATTTTAAACTTGTTTTATGCTTATATGTCTGATCCGATTTACAATCCAACTACTAACAAGTCTACAATTTACATTGATTCGTTTGTAAACTTTTACGACAATCAAAGTAACTACGATAATTGGACTGATTTAGTAGATAATTCTAAGGATATAACTATACAATCAAACTCACTTGTAGAAGGTAATATTTACGCTTATAAATTTTCGGAGGAAAAAGACAAATTTAATACAGAATATAAAACAATTACTGGATCAAACTACGGAGAAAAACAGATTAACATTGATACATGGTTAAATGGTGAGGTAAAGTTTGAATTACCTTTTGCTACATATCCTCCTGTTAAGCCAGAGGGTAAAAACTTTGTTTATCCTATTGTAATAAATGAAGAAAGTAAGCCTTATAAAGGTAAAGGAATGTTATGCTTTTACAATGGATTGAGACAAGCGGACGTAAATATTTACAATTGCGCTAATGATACTAATTTATTAAAAAACTTTTATCCGTTCACTCACCATATAAGATACCAAAATAATCAAAACAATATACCTTTATTTGATTTGCATTTTGCACCTAGACAATTTGCTTTTGATAGTTTATATTCAGTACCTAATTTAAACACTTTTGAAGTGTATCATAAGAAATTCCTAAACGAAATAACGTCTATTGATTCTAAATTAGTAATTTTATACTTGAAACTTTCATATAAAGATATTAACGAATTGGACTTTGCTAAACTAAAACTAATTGACGGTGTACTTTATAGATTGAACACTATTAAGGATTTCGATTCAGATGCTTATGGGACAACAGAAGTTGAATTAATTAAATTTCTAGGATAATGGCAGCAGTACCAGGCGTGCAAACAATTCCGTACAATGAAGATTATTCTTTAATGATTTATCAAACGGATAAAATAACAAATACCACGTATAAAGTTGCAAGTGATATTTATTCACCAAATGGAAACGTTGAAGCATTAGATACCTTTACGGGTGAATTTAATACTCAATTAATTATTGATTTTAGCGGTGTTACAAATACAGTAGCTAAGTTGTGCGACAATTATTCCGTTACAGTTAGCTCTATTCTTTATAACGATTGGTATTTACCAAGTACTGAGGAAATGATTACCATTTATAACGCTGGTTATATTACAGGTAGTGGTTATTTATGGACTTCAACAGAAGTAGATTCAACAAACGCTAAAAGATTAGATATAGCTACGGGTGTAATAAGTAACACGACTAAGTCAACAACTTATCAAGCTATTCCAGTTAGGAAAGTTTATTTAAGCGACTACGTAAATATTGAAAGAATGAACCTACAATCTATTCAAGCGGATATCTTAAGAGGTGGCGAAAACAATGCGGACGAGGACGTTTATAAAATGTTAGGAGGTGTTTATGGAATATCTAAAAATTCAAATATATTGACA